GTTGCACCTACTAAGAAAGAGATTAATAAATCGATTAATTCTCAGATTAATCTTGTCGAACGACGTAAAAAAGCTGTTAAAGAAGTCGGTAACGTTAAGAAAATGTTTAGACTTTCAGTTTGTGCTAGAATATATTATGCAGCTCTTGTCTGTCCTTTTTATAAATTGGATGAGTCATGTGCTCCTATTCTTCGTTCGTTGAGGTTAGAGATGTATAAATCCGAAAACCCTTGTATTCCCACTATCCCAAATATTAAAAGTAGAAAGTTTAGTGCTTTCGCTCGTGGAGATTTACAAGTATCAACAGGTACATTTGCTGGTAGTGCTTTCTTGGCTTTTGCCCCTCGTAGACTAGCAAATAATGCAAGTCAGGCTGCCTATGGCTCCTGTCCTATATATACAAGTGGTGGTGTGTGGCCTTCCTCTGCTGGATGTCCATACCCTGCGTCATTAGAAACTGCAACCCCGGTCGATACTGGGTGTGCAGGTTATAACCTCAATGCTGAATTTGTCGCAGCTCAATTACCTTTAGTAGCAGACGTGGTATTAAATATCGCGTTGTTGCTGCTGGTTTGAGAGTTAGATATACAGGAACTGAAGTTAATATGGCCGGTACTATTCACGCCACTATACAACCAAACCATGACACTCTTGCTGGAGCTGATGTTTCTACATTGGGCCAGCTAGAAACGTATTTTAGATATCCTGTTTCAAAAGATTGGTTTCTTGTTTATCACACACCTGTTATGGATGATGATTTTCTTTATTATCCTGATGCCGTAAATAATCCTGGTTTCTTTGGAACCACGATATCTCTACAATCATTCCAACACTATATGGGCTTTCAAGTAACTGACTGTCCTGGAGGATCTTTCCAATGGGAATGTGTCGTACATTATGAAGTTGTTGGTTCTGAGGTAAGAGGGCTTACAGCCACTCCCGCTGACGTTGTTGGTGTCTCTGCTGTACTTAATACTGCTACCGCTCCTAATGCTATAGATATTAATAAAATGTCACAAAAAGGGATGGATATTGGCAAATTGCTGGATCAAGGTGCTAATATGGTTTCTGGATTGATGCAATCGCCTATTACTCAAGCGATGTTCAATGCCTTATAAATAGT